TGGGGAAAAAAGAATTCACCCGCGAACGACGAAGTCGTTCATCACGAGTGAGACTGGGCGACGAACTTTAGAAACTCTGTTCAGTTTGTAAAGTTTGTTTTGAGGGTTTATGAACTTGGAAAGAGGGTTTATGAACTTGGAACGACGGGCCACTCAACACCAGTGAGGTTTCCGTCCGCGTCTAGGATGGGTCGAGCTATCATGGGAAAGTTCCTGAGGGCTTGGCGGTACTCTTTCCAATCTTGAATATCTTTTACCAAATTATGTGGATAATCTGAGGTCATGTACTTATCACTCTTATCGAGGAGAACGTTGCGTTCCTCCCGAAACTTTTTGATCGCATCAGTATTCTGGAGTTTGTAAAGTGTATCTTCATACGTCTTATCAACGGGTTTTACTATATTTTCAAAAACGACACTATCCCATGTGGTTCCATCGGAGGTATAGGGTTCACCCGGAAACATTTTTTCTAATACTTGGGAGAGCATATATACTTTACCCCGATATTAATTTAAGGTTATGATAACTTTACCTTGTATTGGGACCGTAGAATCGTACCCAAATGTAACGTTTGTACCATTATTCCTCGAGGAACCACCATGACCACCTTCAGTAGTGTAGTTGTTGCTTGCCCTACCACCCACGTACCCACCACCACCACCAGCGTTGTGTGCCCCACTACCACCACCACCACCAAATCCACCTGTGCCGTTATATGAGCTACTATTGTACCCGTAATTTCCTCCTGCCGCGCCATTGTATGGGTTCTTACCACCTGACGGACCAGGAGTACCTGCACCATCACCATTTATACCGTATGAAGCCCCGCCACCGGAGCCAAAATCTCCACTGGATGCCGCCGTCCATGAATTCTGAAGAGAAGCTTGAGACCGACCAGCATCGGCGTGGGCGAAACTAAAGCCTCCCCCATTAGCAGCGGTCCCACCCCCACCACCACCCGCGACAAGGTATAAACTACTCGCCGTGGCTTCCGAGCTTCCGAAATCCTCCTTGAGAACCCATGAAGCCCCCCCACCACCCCCAGCGTTGTTTGTGGAGATTGGAAGGGGAGACGACTGACCGACAATAATGGTTAGTTTTTGCCCTCTCGTTAAAGAAAAGGTACCTTGGGTCCAGGCGGGTCTACCAGCTGAGGAATTGCCACCCAGAGTCCCGGACGCCCCATATGCCTTGATTGTATACGACCCCGTCTTAGGTATAGTCCAAAGTTGGAACCCCTGTTTCCCAGATATTTCATTAAAAAATGCGGTATCTTGTTCCCATACCTCCGAAGCATATGCAGTTTTCATTTGGGCGAACGTAGGACCATATCGTCCCGTAGCAGCAGCATTCGTGAACGTATGTGAGGTAAATGAGTAGAGTGAGTCGATCCCCACGATATTGATTGCTCTATCTGTGAACAGTCCACTGCTATTATCAGTCAATCGGAATGTTACACTCGTTGTACCCGTAGCCGCAATTTGACCTGTTATCTCACCTGAACTCCCATCAAGGACGAGGGTACCTCCTCCCACCTTAGCTGGTAAGGCGTTACTACCGGGTGCTACAGAGAACTTCCTATTGGAACCACCACCACCATCTGTACCTGCGAGTGTTTGAGTTTCGGACACAGCAGGATCGAAAATCAGGGTCGCACCAGTCGCGGTAGTCCACCCAGTCGCAAACCCAATCGCAGCAGTACTGGTCCCGTTCAAACCCGATGTACTGTTAATCTTAACTTTATAGGGTTGTTGGGCGAGAGCCCAAGATCCCGATCCACCAAAAAATTGTATATTGTTGATTCCGAGATAATTGTGCCCCGTCGTGCTTCTCTTTGTCTTTATTACCACTCTGAAATATTTGAATGCTTCGGTCGACCCCGTGGATAGTGTTGTGACATTTGTGGACAGGCCACTCAACGCATCTGATGTCAGCCCCTCCCCAGCATGAAGCGATGTCCAATTCGTAGTGTCGTTGCTCCCTAATATAACAAATAGCCCATGTACAAAGCTCAAAGTCCGACTGCCTATTACAGCACGAGTTAGTATAACTGGGTTGGGTATTTGTAACTGCCACCAATGACCGCGATGTGTTGTTCCGCTTATATCTTGAGTTGCCGGAGCTCTTTGGCCCGGTGCATAGGGTGCATTGGTATCGTAGCCCCCGAGTATGTCTTGGGTATTATCTGACCAGTAGTTACCACCGAGGTCCGTGTTTCGAACCGCACGCCACGCGTATTGGGACGCCGCCGAGGCAGTCGCTGTGTACCCCGGTATAGAAGTAGCATTTGTCATCGCACTAGGTGGAAACTCAACCGCCTCATTCCCCATTTTAAAGGTTACTTGTGTCCCGGCGGCGTTCGGTGCGGTCGCATCGACAACACTATACAAACTTCCATCGGCACCTTCCAATTGTACCGTCGATCCACTGACAATACCCGTACCCGTCGCCGTGAATACTTGGGTTGATGTGTCAAACACGAAGCCTGAGGTGGTGGTTTGCACAGTGTCGTAGATATAAGCAGAACCGGCGTCAGTAATAGTATCCGGATCTTCACTTTGTGCCCCCACGATAACCTTCTCCCCGTCACCACTCATGGCGACGCTCCACCCGAAACGGTCATCCGCCGCCTTGTCTGATGCTACAATCTTTGTTTCCATACCCCAAGACGAACCACTGTAGGTATAGATATAGGCAGCACCGGCGTCGGTAGTACCATCCGGATCTTCATATTGCGACCCCACGATAACCTTCGTCCCATCCGAGTTCATGGCGACGCTGTAGCCGAAATAGTCATTCACCGCCTTGTCTGATGCTTCAATCTTCTGTTGTTGAGACCACGATGAACCATTGTAGGTATAGATATAGACCGAACCGGCGCTACTAATATTATCTGGATCTTCTAAGTACGCCGAAACGATAACCTTCGTCCCGTCACCACTCATGGCGACGCTATCACCGAATCGGTCACTATCCTGCTTATCTGATGCTTCAATCTTCTGTTGTTGAGACCACGATGAACCATTGTAGGTATAGATATAAGCAGAACCGGCGTTAGTAACACCCGGATCTTCATATGGCGACCCCACGATAACCTTCGTCCCATCCGAGTTCATGGCGACGCTCTCCCCGAATTGGTCATTCGCCGCCTTATCTGATGCTTCAATCTTAACTTCTGAACCCCAAGACCCACCACTGTAGGTATAGATATATACAGAACCGTAGGCGAGGTTTTCATTGGACGCCCCCACGATAACCTTCGTCCCGTCACCACTCATGGCGACACTGTTAGCGAATTGGTCACTGTTCGTCAGGTCTGATGACACAATCTTTGTACCCGTATCCCAAGACGAACCATCATAGGTAAATATATAAGCAGCACCCGCATAAGGTCCATCACCGTTCGCACCTACAATAACCTTCGTCCCGTCAGAGTTCATGGAGACGCTACCACCGAAAAACGCGCTCGCCGCCTTGTCGGATGCCACGATCTTTGTACCCGTATCCCAAGACGAACCACTGTAGGTATATATATAAGCAGAACCGGCGTCGGTAGTACCATCCGGATCTTCCACGTACGCCCCCACGATAACCTTCGTCCCGTCTGAGTTCATGGCGCAACTCCTGCCGAAATTGTCACCCGCCGCCTTATCCGATGCTACAATCTTTGTACCCGTACCCCAAGACCCAACCACTGTCCCACCACTAGGAAGTGTGGTTAACGGTGAAATACCCGTGACCGTGGGTGGTTGGGCGATAGGGGCCCACCCTGACCCCGTATATGCTTCCATGAACCCGATTGTGGAGTTGTACCTGATCGTACCTGGAGGTGCATACGTCGGTCTCTGGGCGGTCGTGCCACCTGTGACCACGAGGTCTCTAGACATGATACGACCAGAAACCTCGAATTCTGCCGTGGGAGAGATACTTATCGTAGCCCCCATACCAGCGTGGGCTGTACAGAAATAGTAAAGTGTTGTGGGGGAATCTGCGGAGACCACAAATGTTCTCGTGGCTGTACCTCCACCTCCGTACGCCCCTAAATTCGTTATACCCGTAGTATATTCACCACCAGTGGCGGTTGTTGAAAATATAAGTGGGTGACCCGAAAGAGTCGTACTAGATACGTCAAATATATACGTATGGTTTTGCTCTAATTGCAGAGAAGATTGCTGTACACCGTCTATGTAGTATTTATTAGCACCACTGGCATCCGATACAGTAACCACGAATGTCTTTGTGGTCGCCTCGCCGCCACGACCTGCTCCACCGACTGAAAATGTTGTCGCTGTCATCTTCCCCCCCTCGATCGAGAAGGATTCCGCGAAAAGGTCCCACTCGGCGAGGGCGACGTCCGTATTCGACCCATTCGTTTTCGTCGCGACCATCGCATACTTTTTGAAGGACTCAGTGGCATTCACGATGATCGTTTGAACGTTCGAGGCTGACCCGGGATCCACGCCGCTCCAGTTCGTCAGTTCCGTCCAAGTCAAAGAATCGTTGGTCGCATAGACATTCGCGGAGGCAGGGAACTTAGTTAGGTCGGTGGGAGGGGTCAGTTTCATGTGACGCAGGGTCGCTTTGTACGGGAACTCAACCGCGAGCCATTCACCAGCACTCGAAACACCGGGTTGGATATAGTTCCCAGTGAAAAGGTTGGATGTTCCGCCGTATACACCCGCACCAGCATTGTATAAGTGACCATCCGTGGGGGAAGAGGTCCATTCCACAGCCGTGTCCCCATCGAACGCGTTCCACGCATTGGAATTCGCAGCGAGACTCGTTGTTGAAACGGTATACGTCCCGTGTTTCGCGATGGTTGTCGCGTTGGCGCTCAGGGCTGATGGGGGTTGGACCGAGACG